GTGAATCGTAGGATGATTGTCGACAGGGTGTTCGACTTGGTCTTCCGTTTCATGATGGCAGTAGGTAATCTGCTGGTGTACTGCGCGTTCCGCGCGTGGTATGCCGTCCAACAGGTTTGGAGCACCGCTGTGGTGGTAGTGCAAGTCGTCAACGACAAAGTCGGTGACGACGTCGCAGTGGGTTTCAGATCTTTTCATTGTACCTTGTCCTCAATGTGGTCAGACTGCGGAGAAGACAGGTCTCTGATGGCACTTAGCCACGTTTCCGTTGCGGAGATGCTTGGTTATGTGTCCGCCATTCTGCTTGAGTGCGCCTTGATGGCGCTCCTCTTGCTTTACATCAGAAGATTGTATCGCAGGAGAAGCTTTCGTCTGGAGGCTGAAAAGTTGATTACAAAGTATGAGACTTGGAAGCCGAAGGACCTTCAGGACTACATTGGCGAGTCCCTGACGGAGCAACCACTCAAGTATTGCCAGCAACCTGGTTTCGCCGTAAGGCTGATCACCGTCTTTGACGGTGGCAGTGTCAAGGTGCAAGTTGGTGTTGGCAACGTCGTGCAAATGCCTGGTGGTGACACTTACTTGGTCACGGCCGCTCACTGTCTTAGTGCTAAGTTGTTGTTTGTCGAAGGCAAGAACAACAAGGCTCTGAGTTTCGAGAGCGCCTTCCCCAAGGTCATCGTAGGCGACCACGACGTGGCCCTGTGCCGGGCCTCTAACCCCGACGTGTGGTCCATGTTGGGCGTGAAGCGCTACAAAGTAGTTGCTGCGCGCATCAATGTGGAACACACGTTCGCTTGTATGACCAACTGGTACCACCCCTCTGGGAGTTGGGTGGCCGGGTTTGGTGAGTGCAAGCTGGACTCTAAGGGTCCGTCGGGGAGGCACAATTTGCCCACAATCCCTGGGGCCAGCGGTGCACTCGTGCTCGATGCGACTGGAAAACAGTTGATCGGTGTTCACGTGGGCACGCGCAACCGCGGGGAGTTTCCAAATGTGTTCATGTGCATCCATGGTTTTGTGCAGCGGTTCAAACGACCACTGCTCGAGAGGCTGTTGATGGTCCAAGGTCATTATGTTGAAGAATCTGGTGAGAACCGTTTCGACAATTATGATGCCACTTATGAGCAGTATGAAGATGAAATTGAATATCGCATGCTGCGTCGTAGGGGACAGCGCGAGTACGACGACGTTTTCGAAGTCCGAGACTCTGTCTTCGTTCCAGACCAATGGGACGACGAGCCAGAATTCAAGGATGACGATCGGTTTCAGTACGAAGCGTTCAACATGAACCCTTTGGAAGTCATGCAATACCAAGCATTGGAGGAGCCCCAAGTGTTGGAGCACGATGGGTTGGGGTTGGCGGTTGCTGGCCAGTGTGGCTTTCGAGCTACTGCTAGCAAGCCCAAAACGAAACCCATGTTCCGGGAGTTTATGCAGCAGCTGCCTGAGGAGGTGAGGAGAGATCTTCGCAACTACAGGTGGCCAAACGTGAACCCTGAAGCTGTGCTTCAGTCTCTTAGAGTGCACGTCAAGATGTTCGCTGAAACCAACGAGGTGGAGTTCTTGGAAAGAATCCAGGAGCGCCCTGAGTTGTTTGTGACCCTGCGCCGACGCTACGAAGTGGTGTTCGATCGCGCTAGGACCACCATCGAGACGACATTCTCCCATGACAGCCTCGTGAGGTTTGTTGATAGTGCTATGCGCGATGAGGTTGACGGGTTCAGGCTCAACTGGGATGCAAGCCCAGGCCTGCCCTTCATCATGTCGTGCAAAGACACTAAGCAAGCTGTCGAGATGTATGGGCCTCTTTTGCCTGGTATGGCTGTACAAATGGTAGATAAGTTGTGTACAAAGACCATAGAAGAGTTGCGGGCCATGAGCCCGGTCGATTTGGTACAGCAGGGGTTTGCTTACCCGGTGCGGTTGTTCCCAAAGAAGGAGCCACACAAGGTTAGCAAGCTTCAAGCTGGCCGCGTCAGGTTGATTCATAATGTCGACTTGCTGACGCGCCTGATCGAAGCTTGGATCACGCACCGGCTGCATCAAGCGGAGACGGAGTACATGCGGTGGTGGCTCGAAGAAGCGCCACCCGGCACCCCGCCCCCGCCTAATGCCGCTGGAATGCCATGGACGGATGAGGCGTTGCAAGCGTTCAAAGAGCGCATGGAGCACCTTTGCCCAGATGGCGTGCGTTGCACCGATGTTGGTGCGTTTGACTTCACCAAGATGTTGTCGGCGCAGCTCATTGGCACGGCGTGCGTGGCCCAAGCCGCTTGCCTAGATACGAAACTGACTCATGTCTTGCTTGCGCTCAACGTCGTTATGGCCAAGCCACTGTACGTGTTGC